CATAGACTTCTTTCGAACTCACGACCTGGAGCCGTCTATGTTTCAAATCTGCAAGAGAACTTTGACTTGTTTGTGAACATAATTAGGATTTAGATTTGGAGTGAATCCTTGAAAGACTAGATATTGAACTGTACAGCGAAAGCCTAGAGCCTTGTAACCGCCTTTTTTATTTCGACCATACACTCTAGTGGGTGAATTGGCTCGATACTTACAAACTTCAACTTGAAGAAATGCCGGATTAGGAAACATCTCATCTGCTGCAAGTTGTAGAGCTTTGTAATCGATGAATGCGCGGGGCATTATTCTTCTTCCTCTTGAGATATAATCACAGTCTGTTGATTACAACATTCAAGACCTTCGTCTTGATGCCAAATCTGCCTAGCAATAGGCAAATATCCATACATCGATTTCTTCGTTTCGCATTTCACACAAAATACCATGGTTATTCCGTAACTCATTCTTCTTCACCTTCTGGGTATGCTAAAGCCATATATTTTTGATACCAATAGTCGGATTGTTTTTCCAATTCCGCTATAGCTTCCTTAACCTCGTTTTTAGTTCTCTCAGACCTTAATTGATTACGAACCCAGTCAGAAAAGTTAGGTTTTTGTTTGGCTAATTCCCATGTTATGCTGTCTAATGTGACATTTATCGGTCGCATGTTACTAGCCAGCGAGCATTTGTATATCAATTTATGCGCACGCATTGGAAAAAAACACTAGGGGTATCCCTAGCAAGTTAGAAATATGGTTGGTATGCCATGGGGGTGGTGGTGATAAGGAACTTGGAGGTGGACACTCCCTCCGTGGGCTTCGGGGCGGCTCCGCCGCGAAGATTCAATCCGAGGCAGTGTAATTTATACACCGAGTTTGCATGGGGTTACCATGGCAACAGCAAAAACAGGTAGTTTTTACCTGACAGAAACAATAACTATGACAGGTGGACTAGCATCAGGTGCTAGAGTTCAAGGTGTAATTGATTTGGGTGCATATGTGAATGTAGCTACAGGTCAAGCCGTGGCTGTAGAATCTGTCGATTTCGTACTTCAACGAGGTAGTGATTACGGTAGCGATGTTGAAGCAATGCTTACAACAAACGGTGCAGTAACTTTCCAACTATCCGATTTAAACCCAGGAACTGCACTAATTCGTGCAGATGACCAAGCTCTTATTGCATCAGGTTCTCTCAACATCGATGCAACTAACAACATCGGTACTCACATCTCGGATTTATACCCAGACAACTTTGGTCCTGCTGCACTAAGCGAGGCCTTCATGGTAGTCAATGATTCAATGTATCTAGTGGCTGGTCCTGATGGCGCAAACATTGGTACAAGCGATGTTTATCTTACTGCAAGAATTAAAGCAAGAATTGTTAAACTAGGAACTAAAGATTGGATGGCAATAGCAATTCAGAGCACAGCCTCAGATAATTGAGGTGGTTTCTAATGAACGCTGATTGGGAACGAGGTTATGCTGCCGGATATGCTGCCGCACATAGGAGTGATGTCAGGGACATTACTACTAATCGCGGAATGGTTGCGCCGAAACCTCAAAAAAAAGCGCCTCGTAAAGTTAGTGCTTACAGTAGAAGATACGGAGTCGAGTACAAGCGACTCAAAGCAAAACACCCAAGAATGAAATTCGGTGCTTTGTCTAAGAAAGCACATGCAGCTACAAGGAAGGCGATGCGCTAATGGCTAAAGAATCTAAATCAACTAGGGCACTGACTGGTGTTCGATTATTGCACAAGGACATCCCTAGCACTCTATGTACCGAGACCGGCGGTAGTTTTGTAGCTAGTAATGGATGGCAACATATTGCTGACAATGTGTTATATTACGAAACTTATTTTGATTTGTCAGCGTATGAATTAGATGACCTTACAGTGGTACCTACAAGCTTGAGTTTACAAGATGGTCTTCCTTATACTACAATACAACCAGCCCCTGAGACTCAAATGGCAGTTTTAGACATCATTAGCCAAGAAAAACTGGATATGGCAACAGTGTACACTAATTACACTCAAACTTACGATATACCGGGGTCACCTGCAGCTACAGAAGATTGGACTCAATTGTTGATGTGCAACTTTCGATTAATGACTCCGCAAACAGATTTCGCAGTTTCTTCATTGTTACTACCAGCCACTGGCGGTACTTTTGGATCAGCAGAACCAACAGCAGTTCAGAAACTATGGCTTTACAGAATTATCATTCCAGTAGCCAATGATCTAACCGATACAATTTGGAACATACCGCCAACTAGGTTCATCATGGGTGCTGATATTGTAAAGGAAGAAGACCTTCCTTACATGATGAGATTAAAGAGGTCGTACGAATTAGCAACACAAGGGTGATTCCTTGTTTCTAACACCGGCCTCTCAGTTAGCATTGGTTGGAGCTGGTAGTAATACGACTTTGAGAATAATTGCAAAAGGAGATGAAGCAAGTCCTAAAGCGATTGCAAAGGAACTAGGATACCTAGGGATACAACTGGGAACAATTATCGGTGCTCAAAAAGCATGGCAGACTGTTGTTAAGAAGAGATTATTGAATCCAGTTAATACCGCGTTCGCTGCCGTAACAATTCCTTTAGTTGTTGGAGCAGTTGCGTCCTATGCAATCGATGATGAAAAAGGATTACAAAATTACTTTCACTTTATCGATACAGCAACTAATCCAGACACAGCTTCTCAAACGCCAATGATGACTGCATGGTCCATTGGCACTATCTTCAAATTCTATAGCGGTGCCGGTAACAAAAAACAAGGACTGTTTGAGTATTACAGTTAAACATAGAACGCTCCAGGTCGACAGAACGTAACAAACCTATGAATTCATAGAACACTATGGGTCTATAATTCTCTATGGATACATAGACTTCTTTCGAACTCACGACCTGGAGCCGTCTATGTTTCAAATCTGCAAGAGAACTTTGACTTGTTTGTGAACATAATTAGGATTTAGATTTGGAGTGAATCCTTGAAAGACTAGATA